TTAAGGATTTGCTTTTTGGTATACATGCGTACACCTAATTGTTCTGTCCAAATAGATAGATATTGAGCAATACCTCTGATACCAAAGTTGTTAGTTCCAATTTCGCGAAGAGAAAGGATATCTTGTTCATCAACAACAATTTTTTCACCACTGTATCCAGGGGTGAAAGTTGCAGATTGGTTACCGACTTTCTTCACTTCAGGGAAAAGTTGACCGAGTTTTCTATCTTGTTGCACACCTTTAATCTGTTGAATAGTTTCGACTACGACTGTGCTCGCTTCACTCATGACGTCTGGCACATAATGTGAAAGGAATGATGTTGGATCCATTACGGTACCGATTTCACGAAGCAAATTCGTTACGGATACGGTTGTGGAGTTAATTGGAATCCCTGAGCCTGTGACGTTAAATTGAGCCTTAGAATAACGGTCAACAGCTTGTTGAGTGTTAAACATAGGGGCACCATGATTTCCAGATAGAAAAGCTGGTGAAAACACATCTTTGGAATTTTTAATTCCCATCGACAACATTGCTTCTTCATAAAAAGCAGGAAGGTCTCTTCCTGCAATCTTGATTTTAGGGTCACTCTTAAGGCCGTATAATAAATTGAGGTTAGAAACACCTCTTGTTGCAATAGACATTTGTTTCTCCTCTTTATAGACCGTAAATTAAAGTAGTTGCAATATTGTAATCAATGATTTCTTTTGCATTACGTTGTGTAACAGCGGCAGCAATATCTGCAATTTGTGTGTAAAGTAATTGCTCTTTAACAAAAGCGCCTTTTGTTAGCATGATTGCGATTTGTGCTAGGGGTTGTGCAGCGGTGGATACAGGAAGTTGATTATCCATCAGAACACCTACAAACACATCTTGACCGTCAGTTCCTGCAACAGAGTCAAAATTAATAAATTTTCCGCTATCCGCACCGCTTGTCAGTTGTGCAAGTAATAATCCTGTTTTATATTCAATGCCGCCGGTAGACGCAGCTAAAGGCGCTTGAGTATAAATAGGGGATGCATCTGTAGAACAAATAGAAAAACTAATTGCTCGTACATTGGTATCAACGCTAGGTCCCATGGACATAATAAATTCCTTTCAAATTAATTTTTTAATCTTTTTGTGCTGCGACTATCGCGCTAAACAATGCTTTTGTTTCTTCAGTGCCTTTAGAAAGAATTGCTATTTTTTCTAAAATATCCCCATTTTGCTTTTTGAGTTCAGCATATTCACTATTTAATTTTTTGACTTCTTCAGAAAATTTAGCTTTTTCTTTTTCTTCAGACATAGCCGCGTCATCGTCTTCTTCATCAGCGGCTAAAAATGTGGAAAGGTATTTCCCAAGTTCTTCTTTATCCTCAATAGAAAGACAGTGTTTTAAGTCTTTCTTGCCAAATTCTTTTTTGTCTTTATCGCCTTCGCTCATTTTGCCTTTGTCATTTTCTTCAGATAGTTTAGAGCCTTTGTCTTCACCGTCTGACATTTTTGACTTACCTTTGCCTAGATTCGCTGCGCAATTTGCTGCAATTTTTTGTAAGTCCAACATCCCGTTTCCTTTTGTTCCTGGCATTAAATTTTCCTCCCAATTAATGCTTGATTTATTCTTGGCTCTAATGCCGTAATCAACAACAGTTATTAAATTTTCCGCTAATAAGTTAAACGCTTCAAAACGTGCTTTTTTATCGGTAATTTTATTTAATTGTGATTTTATTCTGAATTTGTCTCTTGGTAAAAGTTTCCCACCAATAGCTAAAGTAGTCAACATACTTTCTATTTCTATTTCGTTTTTAATCTCTTCCATTTTATTTCGATGAGAATCATATTTTGAAAGCATAGCCACTTTCAAATTTAGGAGATTATTTTGATTGTATTCTTTTGTGTTTGTTATGACGGTTGGAAATAACTTAGCCCCGTCTGACATAATTGCTTGCGCGCCTGGAATTGCACCATTCACAACCCAAGATATTTCAAAAAGCTCATGAGTTGCTGGGTCAAAACCTATAGAAACTTGAGAGAAACGTTTATCTTTGACTCGTTCAACATTATCTTTTCCTTTAACTCGTAACGTCGCAAAGAGGTAAGAAGTCCCATCTTTTTTTACTATTTCTAATTCACCTATTACTCTCCCAACAACATTTAATGCTTTCGGGTCATGGTCTAAAAGATTGGCGACAGTCTCAACTTGTTTTAGTGGAGTATCTTTCCCCATTCTTTTTAATTTATTCCAGACACCTTTTAAGCTCTTATTATACTTGTCATGGATAGCCTGAACGTCTTCTTCTTTAATATCAAAAGAGTTTCCGTTTGCATCAGCTTCAACGAGGAATGGATAAAGAATAAGAACTTTTACGTCAATTGTGTTCGGATTTACTTCATTCCAAGAGGAGTCTTGAGTCGGTAAAGATAACTGGATCATGAGGAAGAACCTCCCATTGGAACGTCATTTCGTTTTTTGTAATGTTTATCGTGTGATTTAACATCGACTTTTGTTGTTGAATCTTTTGCTTTTGGTTGATTTTCTTTTTCGATATCTTTTTGTATTGATTTTATTTGCTGGTCTGTGAGTTCAGAATCGCCAAGTTTTTGACGATACTTGTTGATATCCTCAATAATAGATGGGCTCGTTAAACCAGAATTTTTCATGGCCTCATAGAGTTTAGCAACTTGAATCTTATCTTCTGTGTTCAATAATTCCGACTCAAAATATCCATATTTTAATCTATGGCTCTTATATTCATCAGGTGAGAAATTAAATTGAATTAAATCTTTGACGTAATTATTTAGTAATGTGTCTTCAGTCGAACCCCGAATTGCAGAAAGAAGTTTATTTTGAATTGTAGTTTGTGAAGTACCTAAGGCATAACTTGCGCCTTGGGTGTTCCCGAACATCGAGGAAGGAATAAACAGAGATTGTTGCATTGAATCGTCACAATACTTAAGAGCATTGATAAAAATATCTAAGTTGCCTTCGCTGTGGATTGCCTCGATATCGAAAGCTGCACCCTTCATCCCAGGCAAAATAAGGGCTGAATCACCACGCAATGCCTGTAAGGCTTGTCTCACTGTGTCGATGGCTGTTTGCGTTTGATGTGGGTTATTTAAAATAGGATCTGGATTATCCGGGCTAGATACTGAAGACGTCGTCAACGTCATGGGGTCACAGTATGCGACTAAAATTGGTAGAGATTTCTTATCTCCAGCAACTGCCAAGAATTGTAAGAATGCACATTTTAGTACGTAGAAGTTATACGCACTGCGTAACATCGAACGGCCATAAGGGTTTAAAAACCCATCTTGGCCTTTTCGAATATAATGAATCATCTTATTTCTTGGGACGGGGACTAAGCCAACTGTTTGCAGATTTGTACTGCGAATAGGAAAAATAAAGTCGCCCAGAAAAGATATGCTGTCAGGGGAACCATTAGAGTAACCACATCCCCCCTGGCCAGAGCCTTCAGATGAGCCAAAAGATAATTGAGATAGTCCATTTTGCATTCCAGGATTTGCTGCGAAGTAGGCATATTGATAGATATAATCATCAAGTTGCCCTTCTCTGTTAACATTAAATAACACTGTTGAAGGTGGATAGGATATGACAGATTTAATCCAAATTTTACCATCAATATACTCTGATGGTTTTGAGTAAACTTTTTCACCCGTGTAGAATCCTGCCCACATTGCTGTCAACATGTCTCGGATTAAACCAGGTTTTCCGCCTTCAAGCTCTTCAAAACACTTGCGAACAAAACTCTCTATTTTCTTATTCTCGTGAAAATAATCACCAACAGTATTACTAATAATTGAAGTGTTATACTCAAGAGACGAAGATATAATTGAGTCTGTATAAGACATTCTTTGGAAAGTATCTAAAGAAACTGTGGATGGATTAATAAGCCAAGAGCCTAAAAGATTATAAACAAATGGGATTGACGTCCCTCTAATATCATCAGGGTTTTTTTTATCCAGTTTATAAACATCTAAAAACTCTGTTAAAACTTCATTATTTCTATTAACAAAAGTTTGAATATCAGGCTTTGTTGGTGGTTTTGCAGGCGTACCGAAACTCATTAATATTCTTTCTTATACAGGGAAAGTGTAAGTGTCCCAATCGTCAGCCGTTGTAAAATCTGTCAAAATAAATGGAAATGTTGGATTAAAATTAAAATAGCTCACTGTAAAATTTATAATGCTGACAGAAATTATCGGTAAATTTATGAGTGAGATGCTCCCATTTGAGTTAGTCACAATGTCTAGATATGTTTGACGAGTAATATAAATTTGTGTGTCAGATGTTGTCGTTGTGGTCCCATCCCCGATATCCGCCATAATTTGTTGAAACGTATACGTTGTCATTATTAAAATTTACCTTCATCTTTTTTATCCAAAACAGCTTTTAATATCGATAAGTTTTGGTCGTCCAATTCGATAAGTCTATCCAAGCGAGAATTTATGGCGTCAATTTGGGAAGTCATTTTAGTCATCATAAAATAAAAAAGGAAGGCGGAAATCACAAGAACAATGATTACGAAGAGCTGGTCGCTATTCAATTTCTTAGCGATAATTCTTTGCGTTTCTTTTGAAACTGGCATTTCTTTTGAATTTAACAACAAAATTTAAATCACCTTTTAAATGACGGTTTAAAAATATTAAATAAAAAATTACTAGGTAATAATGTTATACTTATAATTACTATCTAATAATATTATACATGTGTTCAATTTTATATTAATATCATATTAACCTAAATTTTGTGAAAGTGTAAAGTAAATAGAATAAATTAAAAAAGAGCGATGCTATGGCGGCTTACAAACCGGAATATTGTGAACGATTAAGAAATCATTGTGAGAATGGGAGATCTTTAGAAAGTTTTTGTGCGCTTGAAGGTGTGAGAGTGAGTCCGAAAACCATTTCTGAATGGTATAACGAGCACCCAGAATTTAGAGATGCTGTCGATATGGCTCCCTGCTTGGAACTTCTTTATTGGGAAATGCAGATGACTACAGCATTGGTAAATAAAGAGAAAGAAACTATTAGTGTTGCAAAATCAAAATTAGATAATCTCTCAAAATACGTCATATCCCCCCTCAAGAAAAATACTTACAGCGATTTGAAAGAAAATACTCTATCCACGTCGAATATTAGCAGTGGGGACGCAGTAAAAGATTTCCATATTTTATATGACAAGAAGAGGGCTAATGGCCTCTAATTATAAAGAATCAGAAAAATTAGAAGAGTTTCAAGGGTTATATAATACATTTTCTTTTAAACGATTAAGAGACTTACAAGCCGTCGTAGAAAATAGAACCGCTTCGCGAAAAGATATTGAAGAATTTTCTACACTAATTTCTTTTGAACGTATTCGTACCTTCATGAATTATATAAAGTCTATGAATTATCCTATTGATTATCAGTGGTTTCACTGGCTTTTAGTCGAAGTTATTGACGATATGATTGTCTCACCCCACTCCAAGAGGCTGATGATTGAGATTCCTCCAAGGCATTGTAAAACTCTGATTGCAGGAATTTTTTTATGCACGTACTTGTTTGGTCGATTTAAGGATAAGTCGATTATATATGCCACGGCCAACAATGATAAAGCGGTCAGTGAAGCCAGTAACATGCGTAATGTGATTACGAGCGAAAGGTATCAGCAGTTATTTCCTGGAGCCAAGGTTAAAAGCTCACTCGAAAATATCGATATGCTGAGCAAAAGAGACCGTAAGGGGAAGAAAGACACGGCAACAGTCTTATCTAACGTCTATTCAGATAGAGGGTCTATTCGTTGTGCTGGTATGGGAGATATGCTATCGGGGCACCCTGGGCAGTTTCTCGTCGCTGACGACCTTTATAAGGGCTACGCTGAAGCGCAAAGTGATAAGATTAGGGAAACTATCTGGCAATGGTTCTGGACTGTGTTCATGGCGCGTGCAGATAAGAGCGGGTTTAGCCCTACTGCCCATGGCATCGTGTTTTTCACTCGATGGCATGATGACGATATCTGTGGCCGGATTCAAAGGATGCAGATTGAAAATAGACAGCAGATTGATGAACTTGAACACCGAGGAATTCCCTGGGTCGACTGGGATGTTTTCAGCTTCGAAGCGATAAAGACGGGAACTAAAATATCCCACCCCCTAGATAAGAGGGAAGTCGGAGACCCTCTGTGGAAGCTTTACGAGCCTGAGTATTATCAACATAAAATTCATAACCCTCTGATGTTTGAGGCCATTTACCAAGGCAACCCCATCAATATGTTGGGTAAGCTATTTGAAAGGAGCCATTTTCAAGATTATGAACAATTACCAAAAGATATATCACGTATCATCATCGCTATTGACCCTAACCTCAAAGAAGGCAAAACAAGTACT